TAAACACGGTAATGTATGGCTGATAGTTCGCATTGGTTCCACTTGATCCAGTAGAAGCTATTGTTGTGGAAACAGAAATACCTGTGGTTGCTGTTGTAACGCTTTGGTTTTGAGCTGCTTGCTTTGTAAGAGACTGACCACCACCGTTATTTCCAATATTACCAGAGTTGTACGTATTGTGAAAGTGGCCCGGATCAGTGACAGTCGAGTTGGCAGTGTGGGTGTGTGATACAACTGTCGCATCAGCACTACCACCGGTCTCTTCTGCTGTATCAAATAATGGGTTTGTTGAATCAAAACCAACAGGAACTCTTCCAGCACCAAATGCTACCCAAGTACCAAACCCAAGAAGAGTTGCTGGATTTGTATTAGTTGTTGCGTTTATGTATATTGATCCAACAGGATAAACATACTCCATCAAAGCATTTTTAACAAATTGCGTTGTAGCAACAGTTGTGTTGGAAGCAGTGTTTGCCGGTGTTGTTGTCGACATACTAGCTGCATTGACTACTCCAGTATGATATAAACCACTTGTATTAGCAATGAATGATGTACCAACTGTAAATGCTGCACTGTTTACAGACGAACCAACGTTAGCAATACCAGTTGTAAAGAAAGCAGTACTATTGACAGTTGAGTTAACTGTACTATTTCCGATAGATAAAATTACAGTGGTCAACCTAACATTTGCACCAACGTTTGCAGCTAAGCTAAAGTTTCCTGTGTTAGTAGATATTGATGTTGAATTTAATTGACTGTTGACAGTACTATTACCAATCTGTAAACCAACAGTAGTCAAATTAACATTGGCACCAACATTTGCACCGGTTACAAAATTACCAGCATTTACAACAACAAACGTACTATTCACAACAGTCGTAGAACCAATTGTAAGATCTTGAGGTGTTAAGTTTGCAGTTGAGGTGCTGTTAGATATTTTCAATAAGACAGAATTTGCAAAAATATTTGCAGTGCTGTTACCGATTTGGAAATTTGATGTAGTCAAATTGACATTAGCACCAACATTAGCACCAATCACAAAACTACCAACATTCACAGTCAGGGTTGAGTTATTGGCATTTAAAGAACCCACAGCAAAACCTGTAGGCGATATGTTGGCAGTCGAAGAGCTGTTGGCTATTGAAAGCAAGACAGAGTTAGCGTTCAAGTTAGCAGTGCTGTTTCCTATTTGAACACTTGATGTTGAAATATTAACGTTCGAACCAACATTAGCACTTGTGTTAAAACTACCAACATCTGTTGATATAGATGATGAGTTTACAAAAGAATTTACAGTGGAATTACCAACACGTATTGTAGAAGTGGAGAAATTCAGGTTTGCACTTCCTGTTGAAGTCACAAATGTGCTATTTGCAATAAAATTAGAACCAACATTAAAGCTTGCAGCATTCACACCACCAGTATGATATGCACCAGTTGTATTAGCTATGAAGTCAGATCCAACAGTAAAAGAAGAGGAATTTACACCAAGAGCCACATTAGCTGAGCCAGATACATCTAAACCTACACCAGGAGTACTTGTACCCACACCAACTCTATTGTTAATAGAATCAACAAACAATGTACCTGAATCTATAATAACATTACCCGAAATAGTTTGCAATGTTCCATTCAGTGTTGCATTATTAACAGTTGTGTTTCCAGATATGACAACATCGCCACTGAAATTTCCAGTGTTGGCCGATACAACAAATCTACCAACTGAATTACCAAGAAGAACAGTGTTTGATGTTGGAGCAAAGGCAGTGGTGTTTATCACAAATCCAGATGTACTGAAGCTAGCTGCATTAATTGTGCCAGTATGATAAACACCAGTTGTGTTAGCATTGAAAGAAGAACCAACAGTCAAAAGAGCACTATTTACACTTGTTGTTACATTCGCCCATCCGGTTATTGTAGTATTCCCACCACTGATGTTTTTGAAAACAGTTAGTGTTTCTTGTAAGTAAGCAGATCCAGATATTGTGACAGTGTTGGAAAAATTACCTGCATTAGCCTGAAGATCCCACCTATTTACAGTATTGCCCAAAGAACTTCCAGATGTGACTGGAATGAAATCACCTTGAGTAACAATGGAACTTAAAAAAGAACCACCGATGAATACGTTTCCTGTAACACGTAAATCTCCTTGGACATTACTAGTGCCATAGGAATCAAACCCGAAGTCTATCTTTAATTTGCTGTTTGCTGTTGACATCTAACTATTCTTTAAATAATCATGTTAGCAAGAACTTTAACAGATGAGTTTATTACTCTCTGTCTTAAGTTAACATCAATGTTAGATCCATTTACAGTCAGAAGTATGTTATTAGCCAATTCTGTAGAGCTAGAAGGAGCAACCAACGTTCCATATATTGTTTGATTAACATCTGTACCGTTATGAGCAAACAAAATCTTTGTAATTTGATATTCTGATCCCTTGCTTGTATATACGAGAAGTTCTCCAGACTGATATGATGCTTTAGGAAAACTTACTGCTGTACAGCTTGCAGTTGTATTTGTTCCTAAATCTGTATTTGCCAATGTTAAAAAAGTTGCAAATGTGTTTATTACAACATTACCAGTTACATTCAACCCACTAGCCACATTTGCAGTTCCTGTAATAACAACATCACCACTGAAATTACCGGTATTCGCTGATACTATAAATCTTCCAATTGAATTACCAAGAAGAACAGTGTTAGATGTTGGAGCAATAGCTGTAGCATTTGCAACTAATCCAGAGGTTGTGAAGCTAGAAGCATTGACAGTACCACTATGATAGGCTCCGGTTGTGTTAGCAACAAATGAAGTACCGACTGTTAGTAATGCTGAATTAACCGAGACAGATACATTTGCTGCCCCAGTGACAACAAGGGCAACTCCAGGTGCTGTATTGTTTATACCAACACGGTTACTGGTCGCATCAACAAATAAAACCCCAGAGTCAAAGTTTGAATTACCAGCAAATGTTTGCAAGGCTCCGCCAAACTGAGTGTTACCAGCTACTATCAGCTGCAAATCTGTATCAATTGAAGTTGTTGATATGACAGTATTTACCGTTGTATTACCAATCGATACATTGCTTGTGATATAGAGAACATTTGCCGTTGTTGTGTTACCACCTCTAAGACCAAAAGTGGTGTTACCATCAACAGTAAGAGAGTTTGCAGTAAAGATACCATTTACAGTACCGTTACCTGTTGTAGTACCCCCTTGAGAGTTAGCAGCAGTTGTAACAATGGTTGTAGAATAAGCAGATAATAACTCATTGGTCTTATCAATCCAATTTTGAAACGAGTCGGTTACTGTGTTTACATTTGAGGTAGCCAGAGCCATTTGTTAGTTCTCTTTACTGTTTTGTTTAATTAAAATCATTAGCATCTCTTTAATATCAGTAACATCATTTTTCAAAGATGCCACTTCACTTTCAATATCCATCACTTTTTTCTGAGATTCGCGCTGCTGAATATATTGTTTGTATGCGTTAACATTTGTATTTATTAACGCATGATTTGTCGTATCCCTCAAAAAGTCTTCCTTTTCTGTTTTTGCTACAGGATTCATATTATCAAATAGAAACTGCTAACGCTCTCACATCTTTGAGAATAGGAACGTATTTTGTTGAACTCGATACCAATACAATCTTGATTGCAAATGTCTTGTACATAGAATGACGACCGCGGTTGCTGTCAAGATATGTAACAACATTACTCTCTCTATTGTATTTGAAGGCTGCACTAGGCTGTGTAACCTTTTCAAGAGAAGCAATGCCGCTGAATGAAGTATTTGCTTTTAATGTCAGGCTTGTATTATTAGCAACAGCATCAACAACAGCAATATCATATCCAGTCAATGTGTTAGACTGAACAACCTTTACAACATCATTTGCAACCAATGAAGAACTGAATGTTGTTCCAGATCCAGTCAACGTAGTATTGCTTGAAGATGTAATGACACCAACCAATGAAGATGATGGAGGAGTTAACTTAAATCCATATTCATATTCAATGTAATTACTTTCATCCAAAGAATCACTGAAAAGATTAGCTTCAGTTATTTGCTGAAGCAAAGTCCAATCTTTATCGTCAAATGGTTGATTATCATCGCTAGACAGTATCTTTCCATAAACTAGAATGTCAGATACTGATGGTTTATAAGCAGTAATGTACACTTTCATGTCCTCTGCTTCAAGCCCATCTGCCAATATTACGTTCTTAGAAATATATCTAACTTGTGAGTTACCGTATCTAGTTGTTTCATCAGTATAGTCATTATTGATAATATTCTTAAGCAATACTGCACTGACTGGAACTATATCAACAGCTGGAGCAACTGTATTATATGTATTTGCCCTGCTAAGATTTGCGTAAACTTTAAGTGATTTAGATCCGCTAGTAATTTCATTACTTCTAGATTTAATTTGACCCTCGTATTTTATACTGTTAGAAACACCTTCCATAATCACACTATTAGCTCCAGATCCTGCAAGACTATTAATATTCTGAATCTGAGTAACTGATGTGGTTGGAGGTACAACATATCTCATATGAGATTCTAAGAAGTTAACAGTCTTATCATCTACAGAAACAATTGTTGCAGTTGCTTGTGACTGTTCTCCAACAATACTCTTACCAGCTTCAAATTTGAAGATGGAATTGGCAGCGGTTGAATCTTTTAATGTGATGGCGTTATCTTCAACCACATCTACGGTTGCTCTTACTACTTTTTGAATTGATCCATAGTAAGTTGTACCACCATCTATCTGATAAAGTGGATTGTCTTTGAGGGTTACAGATGTTGTATTAACAGAATTAACTCTTGAAATTTGAATCTTTTCTGTAACACCGTAGTGAGCATTTGCTGATACTGTAGCACTCAACGGAGCATCAATAGTTAGTTGAGTGCTGTTTGCAATCGATACAACTTCGCGTACATTACCATTAATCAACAAATAATCACCGGCAGCATACTCAGAAGTGAAGCTCGTACCTGATCCAGTCACATTTGTGATTGATGTGCTTCCGACAGTAACTGTTCCCGTTCTTGATACAGGTGTATTAGCAGCTACAATCAACACATAGTCACCTACAGAAAGTGCACTTGTCTGTGAGGATGTTGTATTGACAACAGCGCTACTTGTATTGCAAGTAAATGTTCCTGACAAATATGTATTTGATTTCTGAGCTACTTCTTCAGCAGGGACAAATGTGCCTGATGTGTTTGATAAGTTCAAGAATTCGTATGGAGCATTTTCCAATACTAAGGTTGCAGATGTTTTTGCAAAATTAGCAACATAAACCTTAAATTTAATATCTTCACCTTGGAATGGAGTCCATGTAGTATCATTAGACGATAAGAACATTACCCCAGCACCCCAGTTCTGATTAGAAACCAAAGCAGTGTTTGCTATATCAGGAACCCCTGTCTCTCCGACCCATAACAGGAACTCTGGACTATACTGATCCGGGATGACTACAACACTATAGTCGCTTCCTGATTTTAAATAAAGAGGAGTATCAAATGTAACTGTTGTTGCTAATGATCCATTGTTACTTGTAGTAATGTTTGAATTTTGAACAAACTTTTCACCAATTACATACTGAGAAGGGTAGCCATTTTCTGTCCCTCTAATTTGTACTGCAACACCCAAATTTTTGTCTTTTGCTTTAAAGAACAGATCCAACTTAGTCAAATAAACACCATCAGCCCCATTATTCTGGTTAATATTAAATGTTTGGGCTAATGGGTCTCTGTTATGTGCAATCAACCACTTGTCTGTACCGGGTAACTTAACAAAATAAGTATGATCACCTGTCAGTCCATGGTTATATCCAATGTCTTGAGGGCTTGTGTGATATTCTTCAATAGAAGATATTACAATAACATCACCGTCTTTACACAACATCTCATCACCAATTTCTAGTTGCTGAACATCTTCGTCTGGCAAAATTTCCAAACGCTTGACCTCAGCAACATCAACAGCTCTCCAACCTTTTTTGGTCAAGATTGGGTGGGCTGCTGTAACAAATCCACCTGTACCGTTGAAGCCATACCATATTGGCTGTCTTTCACGAGTACTGATAGGCTGTGAGTGATCTTCAACAACCTCATTATGTGTACCAGAGTGACCTAGTAAGACGTCGCCAAGTTTAACATCAGCAATGTCTTTAGATGTACCATCAGCAAGTAATACATGAGTACCTGCAATAAAACACTTGTTATGAACAATGAGCCCGTCTGCAATATACGTGTGATTACCGCTCAATCTAAAATTATAGATTGTTTGATCTTGATCTTGATCACCATATTCTTCAATAGATTTTATTTCAAACCCAGCTCCGTCAGAAGTCTCAATAATATCACCTATTTGATACTTACCAACTGGCATAAAGTATTTTCTCTCTGTCATAGCTGGATCAAATGATTTCCAACCTTGACCGCGAACATACACAGGGTGATCACTTGTCATGAATGGTAATCCACCATTGAATGCCATCATAGTAGCACCAGTGTCTCCAAGAGCTGGTCTCAAAAATTCCAATACTTTATTATGTGATCCATCTTTACCAAGTACAATATCACCCAAATCAACATCTTCAATATTTTTATAAGAACCATCAGCCATCAATATCTTTGTTCCTTTGATAAAGCAACAGCATGAAGGACCGCCTTGGGCTGGTGGAGGTGGTGGTAATCTAGGAGTTATTCTTGTTTCTGTAGTATCAACATAGCTTGATGATGAGTTTGAAACTAGTGTAAGAGTACCGGGATTCTTGGTAGTAACAGTCAAAGATGTAGTATCTTTGTAAAAATTATATGCATTATATGAAATCATTGCTGTAGAAACGGCTGATTCTTGAGTATCAATATTGCTTGAATCAGTAATCAACAAAGATCTCTCACCAACAAAGAATGTATTTTCTGGAATATAGAATACACCAATCAAAGTTCCATTTGCATCTGTTGTTAATGTATCTCCCATAGCTCCTTTAAACAAAGCACTAGGCTCAAATGGAACACCTCTTGGGTCCATTGTTTGAATGCTATTTACTGTTGCTTGACGGCAATATTGGGAAACATTAACTTTATCAAAGAACACATAGTGCGTAGCATTTGGTCTCAAACCAACAGCAACAAACGTCAATCCTTGAGCTCTAATATATGGATTCATTCCAAAGTCGGTGACAAATTCACCAACCTTCTGCATGTTTAGAGTTGTATCTCCTGGCTGTAGTATGTTTGTGGTTATATTAGTAGTGGTTCTTACGGTTCTTTGGTCATATCCTTCGCTGGCTTGAGTTGCTCTAACAACTGTAGAGTAATTAGTTATTGGTACAGTGGTTATCTGGTTGACATCTTTTTTGAATGCAACATTGTCATTGATAGTTTTCACCAAACCATTGATAGGAGTTGCAAGATCTACAGTTACATTCACACTACCTTTTTTAATGTCATAATAGTCATCGTATTTTGGAAACAGTTGTACTCTACCCTGGAAAGTCCAGAAAAGCTGAGCAGGGTTTCTTGCTTTATTGGCAATAGGTTGATCCAAGAATGTAGAATCTGTGTAATCTATTAGAGCATATTCACCCTTGAAGGTTACATTAGATGAAGCAGCTGTATTAGCAATCAGCTGAATATGAGTCTTCTCAATTTGAGGTCTTGCTGTTGATGTAGTCGTATCAACGAAAATTCTATACTCAGGATCATTCACGTTTGAAATATCATATGAAGAGAATGATTCAGCAAAGAAGCCGTTTTTGAATCTCGAAATTTGAGTATTAGATTCGCTTGGAATAACAAGATCAGTGGCACTTTTTTCCAAAGTATTCAGCAAAGAATAGTATTCGATTCGGTTTATTCTTTCTTCAATTTGTTTGATATCTTGCATAGTATAGCCCTTCACTTGATCTTGTTTGATAAGTGTGCTATACTCAAATCTTTGAGCTGATGTTGCAGCCTTTGGTGACAACGATGGATATGGAGGAACAACAACTGTTCCAAGCCTCATTGTACCATCGGTTGCTCTTGGAGCAACAGGATTCAACTCAGGCTTACCTTCAACTATTGAAATATTTCCGTACCCATCAATCACGACAGTATCAATCCTGCGTAGATAGTGAGTAATGTCTGCCTCAAAAGATTCATTGGGTGTTGGATAGTATAAGGTACCAGACAAAGTTTCTGTACTAGCTGGGTCTACTGTTGCTCCGGCTACAGATGTTGCAGCTGCATTAGCAGTATTAGCAACAATTGGTCTGAAATCTATAGAATCTCTCAAGTTAAAATACTTGTTGTCTCTTGGAGAACGATAGTAGGGAATGTCCTCTGTTCTGATTTTATTTGCAGGTAGCGGAGTTGTAGCATCATCAACTGGATATGACTCTGTTGATAAGTAGTATCCTGTTCCGTGCGTAAACAAATCTACTCGAACAAGCAAGTTGTTAGTGGCTGATAAAGAAAGAGAACTTCCTGGCTTCTTTTTGATACTTGCAAGGCCATACATATTATCAGTCTGACCTGTAATCAGTTCAAAACTCGATGCATAGTTTGTTGTGGTATTGGAGTATGTGTTACTTGAACCAACATAAACACCAACAAGTTTATATGCATCTGGAACACCAATACACCAAGGACCTTTTGTGTTAGCAGCCAACTTGTCTGTTGAGAGCTTAACATAAACACTCTTTACAACACTCTTAGCTTTAGGACTTGCTCCGTCTACTTTTGAGTTAAAGTAAACTGTTGCTGATGTTGTGCCACTGATAGTGCTTCCAACAAAAATAGATGCTGTGTTACCATTACTATCAATTGAAACATTTGCCGTTCCTCTATCCAATCTTATTGGAATATTTTTAGGAAACGCATAGGAAATTGTATTAGCTGATACTGCTGGACCTGTACCGCCTTCTATTGTCATCGACGTAGCAGAAGATATTGTACTTACTCTGTAGTAAGAGTTGTTTCCAGAAAACTTAACATAATCACCAATATCAAGATCTGTAATAAAGTCTGTAGAAGTCCCTGTCACCACATTGCCGGATGTAGATACAGTACCAGTCAAGTTAGTTGTAGAGTAAGCATTTGCTGTTGGAATTACAATGAAATCGAGTTCTTGAGTATCATTCAGCGTGCTGGATGCCGTGTAGGGAAACTCTTCTGATCCTGTAAGTTGGACAGAAGCAATTCCTGAACCCAGAATCGAAGTTGATCCTACTTTTCTATAGATAAACTGTTCGTTTGAAAAATAGCTAACAGCATTTGCACCGGAACTGAATATCAACGAATCATAGCTTGATTCTTTTAATTGTGCACTACCATCAACAAGAACAACATCAGCAACACCACCAGTTACTTGTACAGATCTAATATTAGAAAATACTTTTCCTGGTGTCATTGTAATGTTAAACAAGTACAATCTATACTTGCAACTTGGCGTTCCTGGTGTTCCAGATTCATACATGAAGGATTTAACCTTTGCTGTACCAATAATAGATCCAGGTGAAGTAGGTGAACCACCAAAGTTGTCTGTGCTATCTGTAGCAGCAGCATCTCTCAAATTAACTGTTGATCCTGTTGAGAAATCAAAATTACCAAGCACCTCATTAACAACAACATAGTTTCCGAAATTTGTGCTTATTGTTTGATTGTTGCTTGTTGTAGTATCGGTTCCTTTTCTGACAGGTACGCGAACGGTTCCTGTTATCTCTGTTCTGAAACCATCAACATAGCCAATACCAGAGCTTACTGATAGGTTTAAGTGAGTTGTGTTGCTAGTCTTTTCCTCAGTGTAAATTGTGAATGGCTTGACAACATAGTTACCACTCTCTTCTCTTGTTCTTTTAGCAAGCTCTGAAGCAATAGAATTAAATTCAGTACCAGTTTTTCTTTTTGTAATTGTTCCGTTTTGGAATTCTAAAATGCTTAAGAATTCTGCATTACTTGCAGCATTTGCTGTTGAAATAGCTACAAGTGAAGGAGTTAGCTTCAATCTATGAGCACCCGGTGCAGTATAGTTGCTATATCCCTGAGCATTGTCAAGCAAGGTAGAATC